GAGATTGACGAGGCCAAGGAGATCATTGACACTTATGCTTCTGTTTATCCGGGGGTGTTTACATGGATGAGTGAAGTAAAGGAATTCATCAACAAGAACAAGTATGCCAAGAGTATCTTTGGTCGCAGGCGTAACTTGGACAACATCAAGTCCCCTATCCCCAAGATCCGCTCACGGTGTGAACGCCAAGGGGTAAACTTCATTATTCAAAGCTCTGCTTCGGAGATCACTACCTTTGCCTTATTGGATATGGCTATGGAGTTTAAGAAGCAGGGCATGGAGTCTCGCGTTGTAGCTAGCGTCCACGACTCCATAGAGGTTATCAGCCCCAAGGACGAGATAGACGAGGCTTTGATGATCCTAAACCACAAGATGACTCAATACCCTTACCTAAGGCAGGCAATGGGTTTTGATTGTGTCGTTCCTCTTGCAATTGAGGTAGAGGTTGGCAGTTCTTTCGGTGGTGGGGTAGATGTTAAATTCAATAAGAGTGGTGGTGTCTCTAATCTAAGAGAGGTCAAAAATGCAATTGGACAATCCTAATAGAATTTATTTTTTGAATGATGGCATCGGATTCGTATCTGTTGTAGACAGGATGAAGACTGATGTAGCCCTGAAGGTAATTAACTCAGCGAGAATATCTTATTCGAAGACTAAGTTTGAGGTGGATGACAAGGATCTCAAACTAATCAACTTCTTGTTGTCCAACTCGCATACTTCTCCGTTCAGACACAGCTATTACACATTCCATGTAAAGATTCCTCTTTTTACCCTGCGTCAGTGGGTAAAGTATCAAGTAGGCAGTACATGGAGAAAATATGAGGTTGATGGTGACCCTGTATGTGTAGAGATGTTTGACCTCATGTACGATTCAGATAAGGGGTGCAGTTGGAATGAGATTAGTGGGAGGTACGCTCCGTTCAAGCCTGAGTTCTACATCCCAACCATGATGAGAGCCAATCCCCCTCATGGCAACAAGCAAGCGTCAATTGTTTTAGGCCAAGAATTTAATCACTCCGCAGCTAGGACAAAGATGTTTGAAGAATGCGAGGCTGCATACAAGGCATACGAAGAGAGGATAGAATCTGGCATTGCCAAGGAAATCGCTAGGATGATGCTTCCACAAAACATATACACGGAAGCGTACTGGACTGTTAGTTTGCAGGGAATAATTCATTTCTTGGCGCAAAGACTACACGCAGACGCACAGTTTGAAATTAGACGAGCAGCAGAGGCAATCTATACATTAATTTGTCCTGATCTTAACAGAATGGGACTTAACAAGCTCTCTATAATGGGACATGACGATGCTTGATCCTCAAACAATAATCTTTGGCGACCTACACCTTCGGGATGATATTCCGGGCTACCTAGATGCACAATGTGCATTTATTGAGAAGACGGTAAAGGAGTTCAATGAGCTATGTCCTATTAATTATCCTAAGGTTGTATTTCTAGGAGACATCTTCGATAAAAGAAATCCTAGTGTAAAAGTTATGCTTGCATTAAAAACTCTTCTAAGCAAGTTACATGCTGATGTTTTTATTGTAAGAGGAAATCATGATGCAGTATCTAAGGCTGATGATGGCCTTACTGCATTGTCATTGTTTGAATCGAAGTATGCTAAGGTTTGCACAGATAAACCTATGTCGTTTCCTCTGAAAATAAGTCTTGAACCTGAAGATAGAGGTTTGGGCATTTTAATCCCGCATTACGAAAATGAAGAAACTATTAAGAGCCACCTTGCTAGCATTGACGATAAAAGGGCCGTTGTATTCGGTCACTTTGGTTACCATGGGAGTCTTAATAGTGCTGGCGATAATGACTTCCGTATTCCTCTTGAGTGCTTTAATAACCTTACATTTCTTGGACACATTCATCACTACTCAGCAAAAGATAAAGTGGTGGTTGTAGGTACTCCGTACACTACATCATTTCAAGAAGCAGGGAAGCCAAACTATGTTATTCACTACAAGTTTAAAAACAGGAGAAACTATTGGAAAGCCATCCCTGCTGTCGGGGGGCCAAAGCATCATGTTTGCAAGCTAGAAGATCTTCACAAACTTAAGCTAGACGATCAACACTTTAATTTAGTTCGGGTCTTAGTTAATCCGCTAAAGGAAGGTAATGAATTGGATTTGATCTCCAAGATTAGGTCTGATTATCCTTTGATCAATTGGGTAGATATACGATTTGCAAATGTGGTAGACACTAAAGAGGAGATAAGCTACTACCGTCCAGAGAGACAATTGTTTAGTATCAACGAGGCTATTATAGAAGACTACATTGATAGCAGCGTCACACCCCTATCCAAAGAAGATTTGCTATCTGGGTTGAAAGAATTAGATGAAGATAAATAACATAAAGATAAATAACTTCTACAGCTTCCAAGAAGCGGAGCTAGCCTTTGACCAATACTCTGGTCTTGTGATGATCGAGGGCAAGAACAAAGATACTGGAGGAAGTAATGGATCAGGCAAAAGCTCGTTGATTGAGGCTGTGGTATGGGGCCTTTTTGGTAAGACTATTCGCAAGTCTACTGAAGAGGCCATGATTAACTTTGGTAGTAAAAAGAATTGTAAGGTTGAGTTAATAATCAACGACAAAATAAGAATCATAAGAACTCGTCGCCCTACCTTCTTGGAGTTTTGGGTAGGTAATGACAACCGAACCCAAGAATCTGTCAGCGCGACACAAGAAAAGATCGAGCAGCACCTTAATACTAACTACAAGCTATTCTTGGCTAGCATGGTGTTTGGGCAGAACAATACGCTTGATTTCGTATCCGCTACTCCAGAAGAGAAGAGGACTATTATCAAGAACTTCTTGAACCTAGAGGAGCTATTTGATAAACGGGAATCTATTAAACAAAAGAAGTCAGTATACGCTACGGAAATAAAAAGCCTAGATTCGCTTTCCGCAGAGTACGCTGATATGCATGTTAAAGCTAATAAAAAGATAGCTGAGATAGTGGTAGGGGAAGAAAAGTTTCTAGCGGATAACTCTGTTACGGAAGAGATGCTATCCAAGCACAGTCTTGAGGATATCTTAAAAGCAGAAAAGAAGATTCTTGATCTAGAGAATACAGTTGGAAACTTAATTAGGCTGATTAACAAGTCAGTCTTGGAATTAGATTCTAAAGAACAACAGCTTAAGCAAGCCAAGTCCAACAAGCCTGTCTTGTGCAAGCATTGTGGAGTTACTTCAAAGAAAGAGGTATCACCGGAAGAAATTAAGAAGATGGAGTCTGATATTCTTGAATTAGACTCTAAAATAAAACAAGAGGGTATGACTTGCACATTGCTAGAAAAGCAAATAGTTGCTATGAAGGCGAATATTCCTATTCCATCTTCACGGTACAAGATAATAGCGGACTGGAAGGAACTGCATTCTAGGAAGCACTACCTTATTCAGGATCTCGCCACTTATGAAGAAAAGATGCAAACCTTGTCTAAAAAGAGAGTGGATGCATCTCGTAAATATGAAGTTATGCGGTTCTGGGAAGTTGCATTCTCGGAACAAGGTTTAGTTAAATACATCATTAAAAATATAATTGATTATTTTAACAATAACTGCAACGAGTATCTAACCCATTTAACTAGCGGAAAGTACCGCATTAAGTTTAATGAGATGTTAGAGGAGACTGTTTATATCGGAGGTAAGGAGACTAAGTTCTCTTCTTTATCCGGCGGTGAAGTTAAAAAGGTAAATATTGCTGTCCTATTGGGGCTGCAAAGTCTTTTGGCCTTAACTGACAAGGACTTATCAGATATCATCTTTTTTGATGAAATCGCAGAAAGTTTGGACGCGGAATCCCTGCAAGGTCTATACATACTATTGCAGAATTTGAAGAAAACTAAGACTTTATTTATAATTACACATAATAATGACCTTAAAAATCTTATCGACACACCTTCTATTATAACAGTCACCAAGAGAAACGGTGTATCGACCATCAATAAGAAAGATAAATCTAGGAGAAAACAAAATGTCAGTAGCTAGTTTAAATGGATTAGGACAAGAGATATTTGAAAAGCGTTATGCATACCCCGGAGAAAAAAACTGGGCCGAGCGTGCGAGAGTTATCGCAAAGACTGCTGCTGGCGCAGAGCGTGATGAAGATAAGGAACGAGTTGAGCAAAGGTTCTACGAATCCCTCTCGTCCGGCGACTTAGTTCCCGGTGGTCGAATCATCTATGGTTCTGGGCGTAACGCAGGCCGTCAGAATCTACTCAACTGCTATGTGATCAATCCACAGGACTCAGTTGAGTCTATTGGTAAGACCATTCAGGATATGTACAAGATCTCTTGTGCAGGTGGGGGTATCGGGTTCAATTTCTCTGACATCCGCCCCAAGGGAGATCATATTCAACAGCAGAAGAACTCTGCTCCCGGATCAGTATCCGTTATGCGTATGCTTAACGAGATCGGCAACCATGTTCGTGCAGGCAAGAATCGCCGCACGGCATTGATTGCTATCTTGAATGTTACGCACCCTGACCTACTAGAGTTCCTTCATGTTAAGCTAGACATGAAGGAGTTAAATAACTTCAATATCTCGGTAGGCATCACAGATCGTTTCATTGAAGCTTGCAAGAACAACGAAGATTGGTATTTTACATTTGCTAACCGTAAATACCATATCTTCTCGGTACAACGCAAGAACGATGCTCACCCATACCCAGAATACATTGATGTAGTGGCTAACTCTGTGGAGGATGCCATAGCTAGAGCAAGAGAACAACATAAAATTCACTTCACAGATGACTTTGTATCTGCGGAACAAAAGCCATTGAAGGCTAAACAATTGTGGGACATGATCTGGTTGAATTCAGTCCAATCTGGGGATCCCGGTATATTTAATCTAGATCTAGCCAACCGTCATACGAATGTATCTTACTTTGAGGAGATGCGTTCCACCAACCCATGTGGGGAGATCCCTCTTCCTAACTACGGTAATTGCTGCCTAGGTAATATCAACTTAGCCAACATGGTTACGGATGGTGAGTTTGATTGGAAGAAGTTTGCTAGAACTGTGCGAACAGGTATTCAGTTCCTAGATAATATCCTAGAGGTAAACTATTTCCCAACGCCTGAATGCAGGGAAGTAGGCCACCGTTCTCGCCGTATCGGTCTAGGTGTCCTAGGGTATCACTATATGTTAATCAAGCTTGGTATTCGCTATGGTAGCGAGAAATGCATTGAACTAACCGAGCGTATTGCAATGGCTATGCGGGACATTGCTTATATCAAGTCTACTTACCTTGCTCGTGACAAGGGAGCGTTCCCTGCATTTGATAGAAAGAAATATCTAGATGAAGGATTTGCAAGAACTTTGCCTGCTCGTATACGACTTCTTATCAAAGAGCACGGAATTCGTAATGCGGTTATGCTTACTATTCCTCCTACTGGCACTATCTCTATGTTATGGGGTGTGTCAAGCGGTATTGAGCCTATGTTTGCTCCTATTTACATCCGTAGATACCGAGATGCAAATGTTTGGAAGGAAGTTGTTGTCGTGGATCCGCTATTGCGGGAATATTTCGACGGAGGAAAATCAATCGAAGGATTCGTAGGCGCGTATGACATAACTCCCGAACAGCATTTAGCGGTACAGGCTGCTTGGCAGAAATACATTGATTCTTCCATCAGCAAGACTATCAACCTCCCAAAGGAAGCTAAGGCGGAAGATCTAACAACTGTTGCATTGGACTATGTTGAATATCTAAAGGGTCTAACTATTTACCGTGCTGGATCAAAAGGCAACGAGCCTCTTGAAGCCGTACCAATGACTCCTGAAAATATTGCCAAGTATGTTGGTAATCGGGAGGGTGAGTTAGGTATGGCTGATGGTGCTGCCTGTTCTATGAACGGTGGGGAGTGTGGTGCCTGATGCCAACTTATGAGTTTGGCTGCAATAGCTGTGGGGAAGTCTTTGATCACATATATCAAAGCGTACCCAAAAAGATGCCTAAAACCAAAAAGTGCATAGCTTGTGGAAAAAAAGCATCTCGATTAATCAGCGCACCTTCTGCAATAAAGGTATCCGGCAAGATTGCAAAAATAGGTAAATCAAATGTCACTCAATTCTATAATGAGGCCATCCAAGACTCCAAGGGTCGATTGGATGTAGATAAAACACAATCTCCGTACACGAGATACAAACCCAACCTAGATGTTTTAACTAAGGATGGCACATTGAGAAAGATGACGGATAGCGAGCTAAGACAAAAGCAATCAACAACGACAAAACTCGGTGAAGGCATCAACGGTCTAAAGTCTAAACTGGAAAAGAAAAAGAAAAAGTAATGTATCAATTCGCAGAATCAATTCAGCGTGGTATCCTGTATCTGGTCAAGTCCAACAAGGATTTCTATCTAGAGATAGTAAACCTTGTCAAGCCAGACTACTTTGAGTCATCAATCCACAATCAGTTGTATCGTATCGTAACTGAGTACTACGACAAGTACAAGCAGTTGCCTACGGATGACTTGATTGTGGAGGAAGCCAAGAGATTCAAGCGTCCAACCCAAGACTTGTCCGATTACTCGGATGAGCTTGAGTTTATCAATAAGCTCGATATCCAGTCGATTGGGCATCAGCAGTACTACCTAGACCTGATCGAGAACTTTGCCAAGCGCGAAGCCATGAAGGGCGCGATTGTAGAATCGCTTACCTTGATCAAGGAAGACAAGTTTGGCGAAGTAGAAGATCGTGTCAGACAGGCATTAATGATCTCCCGCTCTGTCGATAATGGGCAGATGTATTTCGACGATTTAAGTAATCGTTGGGATCGCACATACAATAGTCAGAAGCGTGATACATTCAAGACTGTCCTTCGTACTCTGAATAGGAATATGGAAGGTGGTGCCATGCGTAAAGAGCTTTGTATGGTTGTTGCTCCTGCTGGTGTAGGTAAATCGTTATTCCTTGTTAATCAAGGAGTTACATCTTTGATGGAGAACCGCAAGGTGCTTTATGTATCTTTGGAGATGAGCGAAGATCGAATTGCTCAAAGGTTCGACTCCTCTATGACACTTTTGCCACAGTCCCGCCTCAAGGACTACACAAGCGAGGTCAAGGAGCGGTTGGACATCTTCCGCAACGAATTCCCTGACGGCAAGCTGGTTATCAAGGAATTTCCTACTGGTCGTGCGAATGTAAATAATATTCGCGCACTGCTTAACCAGTTACGCAATTATGACAATTTTGTACCTGATGTTCTCATCGTTGATTATCTTGAGCTACTACGCCCTGTTGCTGAGGGCATGCCAGAGTATCAGGCACAAGAGAGAATCGCGCAAGAACTTCGTGGACTTGCTGTAGAAAATAATCTTTTGGTCTGGACTGCTACTCAAACCAACCGCGCTGGTCGCCGCGCCGAAATTATCACGGATGCCGAAATGGCAGATAGCTATGGTAAGGTTCGTCCGTGCGATTTTGTGGTTAGTCTTAATCAAAACGAGGAAGAGTATGAGGACGGTAGAATAAGGGTTTATGTAATTAAATCCCGTAATGCTCGTAAGGGCTTTATCGTCCCTATGGATGTAGACTATAATACTCTAAGGATGACAGAAGGGACCATGATAGAACATGAAGCAGAAGCGTGATCATATAAAAGATGAAATATTTGAAGCAGGTATAACCCATTTATATGCTGGCTGGGCCACATTCCAATTTAAGTTTACTAGTGATATTCCTTGCGCTCCTGACGAGTGTGCTGGGTATACAAACTTAAATACATACACAATTTATGTAGATGATAGGTTATCTAGTGAATACTTTAGGGAAACCTTACTTCATGAGATTACCCATGTCCTATTAGAAATCACGGGATATACCAATCCTGATGATGAAAAACAATTTAATCCAACCAACGAGGAACTTGCTACAAATATAAGTAGGGGCTTCCTATTACTAACTAGACTAAACCCAACTCTGTTTAAAATACTAGTTGACACACAATGAAGTCTGAAATTATAAAGAACATCGCAGACAAGCTTGATATGGAACTCTATATCAGTCTATGCGACAATCTAACTTTGATAGACAAACATCAAATTGATCATGAGATGGAGCGGCAATCTTCTATTTATGCGTACTATGCTGGAGCCATGGTACTTGTAAAACAGAAGATGGACTCCGTTGAAGTACAAGTAGAACAAAAGTCCGCTCAGGTCAGGCTGGCTGCTGTGGATGGTGCTGACAAGAAGATAACAGATAAAAACTTGGAAGCCATCGTTGCAGCAGACCCTGAGATTTTTGCACTTAAGCAAGACTATAACAACCTCACCACTCGGTACTCCCTCTTGAAGTCGCTAGTGACTGCTCTCGACCACAAGAAGGATATGCTAATTCAACTGTCTAGTAACCAAAGAGCAGAAACTAAGCTTTACGCTAAATAACGGAGAAACAACATGGCAAAAGTAGATCTCGATGCGCTTCGCAAGAAGCATGAACAACTCCAGTCTGGAAAGGCTGCTGGCGGCGGACAAGACTTCCTCAAGAACTTTGTCCAGCTAGAAGAAGGCACAACCACCCTTCGCATTCTTCCCTCCAAGGAAGGCGATGATCGGTGGTTCTATGCCGAAACCAAGATTCACCGGATTGGGGAAGGTGAGAATGTAAAGAACTTCCATTGCCGCAAGATCCACAATGAGAAGTGCCCCTTGTGTGATGCCTACTATAAGTTGTGGGATTACAGCAAGAAAACTGGTAAGGATGGCAAGGATCAATACGCGACTCTTGCTCGTCAAATCAAGCCCCGTGAACGCTACTATCTCAATGTAGCCGTCCGTCCGGCTAATGATGTTAAGATTTTGTCGATTGGTCAAATCGTATTCAAGAAGATCCTCAATACCATGATGGATCCTGACTACGGCGATATCACCGATTTGAAGAGCGGTTATGATTTCAAGATCGTCAAGGAAATGGATGGCGGTTTCCCGAAGTACGATCAATCGTCCCCTCGTCCCAAGTCTAGTTCTGCTGGCACAGGACAAGAAATTGCTGGATTCATGGAATCTCTCCATGATATCCATAGCCTAGTCAAACTTGAGGATTTTGAAGAGATGCGTAAGAGCGCAGAGATCCTCTTGTCCGAGATTGGCATTGCTAGTCTCTCTCCCAAGGTCATGACCTCTGACGAGGATAGTGGCCCTGAGTCTAATTATCTAAATAAACTGAAAGGATGATATGATTAGAAATCTTATAGTTGCCTGCATGCTAGCCCTCGGGTTAGCTTCTTGTCCGGGAACAGGTGCCATGGAAGGCACCGAACCCATAGCTCCGCTAGTTATTACTGAAACTAGCAATGTCACGCCTGAGTCTTTGCAAGCAAAGCAATCGGTTGTAATTCCGATTGAAACTTTGGGTGGGGATGTAGGAGATGCACTTAAGGCTGAGTTTGCTGCACGAGGAACCCAGCCCGTTATCACTACATCAGATCATCTTAAGGAAACTCCGGGGGCTATTGTAGTTACCTTGGACGGCAATGCGACTAAGGAGATCCTATCTCCTAGTGTTGTAAGCATGATTGCAAATGTGTTTGGGTCTACTGTTCCCGGATCGGCACCTTGGATGCAGCTTCTTGTTGTTATCCTGCCCTTCTTGTCTAGTAGATTCCGTAAGCACACAGTCACGGCTGTCAAGCGGATTGTCCCGGGGGTTGAAGGGCCTAACCAAGACGGTAAGATGCCTAACCTAGATGACCTCCGTGAGGCTCTGGTAGACCTAACCAAGGCTGTCACGCTGGCACCCAAAGAATCGCCTGATGTGATTACTCAACAAAAATCTCAACAAGTGAACGGTTGAATTAAAGTAACGAGACTATAATGGATGAGGAGCTAATAACTCCTCATCTTTTTTTATGCAAACAGAATCCTTAAATACACAAGAATACGACATAAATTTTTGGAAAGCCCAAGATGGGTTTCCGGGGTTAGGAAGAAAGCTAAGAATTACCGTAGCTCTTCCAAATCGTGGCGGGTGTGCTTATTACAGGGCTATAGCACCTTACGCAAAATTAGCTCAATTATACCCTAATGTTGTGGAGGTTAGATTTACTGAAAATATCTTAGGTATAGATGAGGAAGCGGCTAAGAAGAATGTCCCAAAATGGAAGGAAGATTGGGACTGGGCGGATATGGATTGGGCTGACATTGTGATGGCAAACAATATTAGCAACTACGGAGGCCCGTACACAGCAAGGGTTTGTGGAAAAACCAAAGAAAAAAATAAAATATTCCACTACGATACCGATGATTTGCTTACTCAACTTTATGAAGGGCATAGATTAGAACAGGTTTACAAATCTGGGCTTTCTGACATTACTAAGTTTATTTACCATAACAGTGATATAGTTACTGTTACCCAACGAAAGTTCCAAGATAGAATCAAGGAATTTATGGGCAGAGGAATATTAGCCGTAATTAAGAATGCTATAGATTATGAATTACCTTGTTGGAATGCTCAAAAAACTTTTGTCCCTAAAGATCGATTTGTCCGCATTGGGTGGGCTGGCGGAATTCACCATGAGGAAGATGTTAAAGAATTCTCTGGGGTTCCACATTTTGTAAATCAGCGAGTAGGAAAAGAAAATGTTCGTTGGGATTTCTATGGCCGTCCACCAGTAGATCCTAACACAGGCCCAGACTGGCAACATGATGTGTGGAAAAACTACGAGCGTATAATTATGTCAGGGTTTCGCGGCAATAAAAATTATACAATCAACCCAGCCCTTCCTACAGATCAATATGGGGTAATGTATAGCCACATGGAGTTGGCTATTGCACCATTACAGATGAATGAGTTTAACGATTCTAAGTCTGAGATCAAGGTTGCAGAGGCAGGAAGATATTCTGTCCCTCTTATCGCATCTAATGTCGGCTGCTACGATGAAACAATCAAAAATGGTAAGACAGGATTCTTGATTCCTCATGACGCTCCGAAGAGCGAGTGGGTATCTGTCCTAAGTAAGGTAATTAAGGATAAAGATATGAGACTTGAAATGGGTAAAAACCTGCATGAGATAACACAAGAATACTTTGATCTGAATAAAGTAGTACACCATAGGCTTACGATGTACAAGAAATTTTATGATTGGAAAAACTCAAAATGATTAGCGTATTAATAAGAACTATTGGTAGACCTAGTTTAAAGGATGCAATACTATCTGCTAAGAGAGAATTTGATAATGTGATAGTAGTTGCTGATGCAGTAGATCTCCCTATTAAAACTTTGCCTAGGGGGGTTACTTACCTCAAAACAGGTATGCGTTATGATAAGTATGGAAGTGCCGCTATCAATATGGGGGCATATGCCTGTTCAACACCCTATTTTTGTCTATTAGACGATGACGATGAGTTTGTTGTAGGTGCTGGCGATTTTATGCGTAGGTCTGTTCAAGCCAATCCTCAAGTTGACATATGGATACCCGGACTAAAATTGAACAATGGAATCGCGTTATGCACGCAACCAGAGCTAGGAGTAGTTCCGGGGAATATAGCTGTTCCAACATACAAAACAGAACTATTATTTATTGTTCCTTTTTATAAAGGAATAGGAGGAAAAGATCCTAATTATACAGATTTTAATCATGTATCAATTTTACACACTCTTGGTAGCAAGGTTAATTGGTACAATCAAATTTTATATCTAGTACGGCCAAAATTAGATGGAACAAATGGGAGGGGCTTATGATTACTTTAATTTGTTCTAATTACAATTCTACTAAATGGATTGATGGGTATTTAGAAAGTGTTAATCAACAATTTTTAGATAAATTTTTTATAGTATTTATAGATGCAAATTCATCTGATGATTCCTTACATAAAATTAAAAATTTTAAATTTAGAGAAGGAATAGAAGTAAAAATACTAGAATATAAAACTAGAGTTGGACTATATGATGCTTGGAATATAGCGATACATAATTCCGAAACTGACTATGTGATGAACTACAATACTGACGATAGACTTTTTCCAGCAGCTTTAACTACCTTGATTGGATATATAAAAAAATATCCAAGTGTAGATATTTTTTATCAAAATGCTTTCATAACTTATTCAGAAAAACATGATAAATTAAGTTCTTTTTATAGTTTTCCTAAAGTGCATGACCATCAGGAGTTATTAAAAGCTTGTTATGGTGGTCCTTTCCCATTACTTAAAAAACAAACAATTAAAGAGTTAGGCGGATTTAACCAAAAATATACTATGTCAGGTGATTATGACATGTGGTTAAGAATATCTAAAGCTGGTAAAAAATTTATGAGAGTTGAGGAATATTTAGGAAGTTATTATTCTAACCCAACAGGTCTTAGCACTAACCCAGAAACTAGAAATAAACAATGGTTAGAAGATTGTGAAATTAGAGAATTAAATAAATGAAAAAACTATATATTTTTGAACCAATGTACTATTATATATTTAAGAGTATAAAATAATTTATATTTATGAATAAATATTCAATAACTATTACTACTTATAAGTATAGATTTGAAACTTGGTTAAAGCCTCTCCTTAACCAAATAAAAAAATTTAGACCAGAAGTAGAAATATTAGTGGCTATTAACGGAGAGCATGAACAAAAATTTGATCAGGATTATAGAAAAAATATTTTACAATTTCTAGCAGATAAAGAAAATGTTTATATAACTATGTACCCTAATTTTAGGGGATTATCTAAGTTATGGAATAATCTACTGATAAATTCTAGTAATCATTTAGTATTATCTTTAAATGATGATATTTCTATAACATCAGACATTTTTTTTAATGAACTAGAATCGTATATGGAAAAGGGGCTTACAATGTTTAAAATAAATTCTAGTTGGAGCCATATATTATTAGATAGAAGAGTTGTAAATGAAGTAGGCTGGTTTGATGAAAGATTATTAAGTATAGGAGAAGAAGACGGTGATTTTGAGTGGAGATTTGGTGAAATAAGTAAAGGAAAGACTATCCCTAATTTATTTTTACATGGAATAATAAATCATGTAGATCATAATAATTGTTTGATAGGTATGAAAAAAGCAAATTCTAAATATTCTAAATTTAATTACGATTTTATTAATAATGAAAAATATACTATTGATAACAGTAATGGTAAAAATTATGGAATAATGAATAAAAATGTTATATGTAAAAATATAACACCAAAACTTCATACAGTAGAACAATTTTATTGGAATAGAAAAGACCAATTATGACATTTACAAAATTAATAAATGTTCAGTTCGTAGAAAATCTAACCGCTTATCCAGATCCTAAAATCTATTCTTTTTATAATAACAAGTATGATTTTCCTGTCAAAGAAAAAATAATGTCTTTATCAAGTGTTACCTTAAATAAAGATAACACTACATTAAAAAAACATAAGAATACAGAAAAAACTCCATTATTTTATTTTATATATAATTTTGATAATTATTACCATTTTGTTTATGATACTCTTCCTTATTTAATAACTTATAGTGAATTAAAAAAAGAATATCCTAATTTAAAATTATTAGTTAATTATCCAAAAGGAACAACTAAATTTAATACTTTTGTTTTGGAGTTTTTTGAGTTATTGAATATTTTTAGTAGTGATTTAATATTAGTAAATGACTCAACAATTTATGAAACATTATTTGTTTCTAAATCATATACTAATAATGAGTTACAAATTCCAGATAATAAAATATATGATTTTTTTTCAAATATGATTCAAGATGTAAAAATTGATAAATCTAATTCTAAAAAAATATATGTTTCAAGAAGATCTCATATTCATGGAAATTATAACAACATAGGAACAGACTATACTCAACGGAGAAAACTAATTAATGAAGATTCTTTAGTTGATTTTCTGGTAAAAAATGGCTATACTGAAGTTTTTACAGAGCTATTAAGTACGACAGAAAAAATAAAATTATTTAAAAATTGTAGTCATGTTATCGGTCCTATAGGGGGAGGACTGTGTAATGTATTATTTTCACAAAAAGAAACAAAGTTATTATGTATTGTTTCCCCAGAATTTTTAACTGTGAATGGTAGATTTGTTCATAGCTTTAAAAATGTAACAACCAAATATTTTTTTGATTGCTCCCATTCCAATACAGAAAAATTAAAAAAAAATATGAGAGTAAGAGTTCTAACAAAAGATGTAGTTGGAGAAATAATAGAAATTTTTGATGATGAAGTATTAGTTATGTTCAGCTATGATAATCTGGCTGGCTGGAATTCAAAAGTGAATTATGAAACTCTTTTAGTTAATAAATCAAGTATATGTCCATTAGATAATGGACTTAATTCAGAATGGAAAATAAATTTAGAAACTTTCAAGGAGGTTTTTTTTAATTATGAATGTTAACAAAGTTTGTTTCATAATAGCTCATAAATATTTTAGGGGTTATGAATCTTATTTAGAATATTATATAAGCAATATAAAAAAATGCTATCCTGAGGCTTTAACAATTGTTGTCGATAACAATTCATTACATAAGGATGATATCTTTAATAAATTAAGCCATATTGATAATGTTATATTTTTGGATAATAATATACAATCCAAATTTGAGTTGGGAGCATATCAAGTAGGTATCAATTATATTTTCACTCAAGATACTTTTATTCTAAAAAACAAATACGATTTTAGTAATATGTTTAATAATAACATTTATGCTAGACCTATAAACTCTATGTATGCTGATGGAGAATGTTCCGATGTTGTTATTCCAGTAATGACTAAATTAGGAATGAATGATCATTGGGACAAAATTAATTTTTGTTGGTGTTCTAGTTTTGTAGTAGATTCTATAAAGGTTAAACAACTGTACTCATATCTAACTTCTATAGTAGTTTTAAGAAGATGGGAAAGTTGTGCATCTGAAAGATATCTAGCAAGAATTTTATTTGAATTAAATGAACATAGAGATTGTGGGGCTATTGATGGGAATTGTATAGATTTAACATTAAATCACTATGATACTTGGAATGTAAATGTATATGATAATTTGAAAACTTTTTTTGTTAAAAAAGTTCAACAAAAAACTGAAAATACTAAAGATTTATATTAAAGGAAATAAAAAAATGAAAACATTAACAGAAATTTTTAATAAACATGGAGGAGATAAAGGTTCTTTCTTCTGCCATAAAAATTCAAACCATAATATAGCACATAACTATACTTCCATATATGAAATGTACATGGATCAATTTAGGAATGAACCAATTAATTTATTAGAAATCGGATTATGGTGTCCTTATTTTCCCGGAGCTTCCATAAAAGCATGGTCTGAATATTTTAAAAATTCAAACTATTTTGGAATAGACATTGTTGATTGTACACAAGAAGCATCTGAAAAAATTCACATAGGTATTGTTGATCAGACAAGTGAAGCTGAATTGAAAGCATACATAGACGATAAACCTAAATTTAAATTCATCATTGATGATGGATGCCATGAAGAGCAAGCTATATTAACTTCATTATCAGTTTTATTTCCTAAACTAGAAAATGGAGGTGTTTACTTCATAGAGGATCTTCATGTAGTTAATAGCAGCATAATAAAAAATATGGTTAATGAAGGAAAAATAAAAACTAATAAAATTTCCAAAGAAAGTTGTGATTATATTAATGAAAATATTAAAACTTGTAAATTTGAATTAAATGAAAAATTGTGTATAATAATAAAAAAATAAATGATTAATAAAATAGTAGGAATAGCAGGGGATTCAGCTAGTGGAAAAACAACACTATCAAAGATGTTGTCTAATTCTTTGAAATCATGCACTATTTTAGAATGTGATAGATACCATAAGTGGCCTAGAAAAGATAGTAATTGGAAAAATATAACTCATTTAAATCCTTCTGCAAATTTTTTAGAGCTATTAGAACAAGATTTAAAAGATTTAAAAAATAATAAAATAGTAAGTAGAAGAGATTATGATCATTCTTCCGGGCAGTTTACAGAAGAAAAAATTATATATCCTAATGATATTTTAGTTTGTTGTGGTTTACATTCTTTATATTGTTCTGATTATTTATTTGATTTTAAAATCTACATGAATACTTCTGATGCATTGAAACGCCATTGGAAAATTAATAGGGATGTAACTAAGAGAGGATATTCAGTTGAAAAAGTATTAGAACAGTTAAAAATTAGAAAAGCAGATTACATAAAATACATAGAACCCCAAAAATATAAAGCAGATTTAATAATAAATTTTTTTTCTGATAATGATGCTAATACTATAGATATTAGTAAATGGGATCACACTAGTTTATTTATTTTTATAAAAAGCAGTTTCAATCTCTCATATTTTTTAGAAGCTTTCCCAGACTATAAAAATTATTTTGTAATAGAGAATTGTTTTTTATACAATAAAATTTTATTTAAAAATAGATTAGCGTCTACGGAATATTATGCTTTTTTAACACATTTAATTTTAACTTTGATAAATGAATAATTCACTAATGTTTGATTTTATAAAATTTAACAAAAAAATGTCCAAATTTGTAGTTGGTGCAGAAGGTAATATTTCTTGGAAGTTTAATGATACTAATTTTGTTATTAAGTGCAGTGGGTATAAACTTTCAGAAATTACCGAAGAATCTTTAGTAATTTGTGATCTAAATGATTCTTTAAAAAAATTTGAAAATAATAAACGACCTAGTATAGAAGTTGGCTTTCATTCTTGGTTATTAAAAAATACTAAATTCAAAGTTATAGCGCATACACACCCTACAAATGTAATGAAAATATTGTGTTCTGAAAAAAATACTAATATTTTTTCATCAAAAAGAATGTTCCCAGATCAGGTTGTGTTTAATGGAAAAAAATCATGCGTTGTTCCTTACGCAAATCCGGGTAAAGATTTGTTTGAGCAAATATGTTTTCAAGTAACAAAATATGAACAAGAAAATAATGAATTTCCTAGATTAATTTTGTTGCAAAATCACGGTATCATCTGTTGTGCTAATAGTTTTTCTGAAGCTATTACAATTACTGAAATATGTGATAAATCAGCAGAAATTTTTAATGGGGTTATGAGCATGGCAGAATTTCCAACCTTTCTTAATGAAAAACAAATATTAGATTTAGAAAATGATGAAAGAGAAAAATATAGAAAAAATATATGAAACAAACAAAAATAATATATGTTGATATTGATGAAACTATTTGCTTCTATGATGGCGAACGACAGTATGCTTTAGCTATTCCCAATAAAACAAACATCAGTAAGATAAATAAGCTTTATGACGAAGGCAATCGAATTGTCTATTGGACTGCAAGAGGTAGCAGATCTGGCATAGACTGGACTGCTCTTACCAAACAGCAGCTTAGTCAATGGGGAGCCAAATATCATGAGCTATACTGTGACAAGCCGTACTATGATATATTTGTAGAAGACAAAAGTATTAGGATAGAAGAACTATGATCATCGTGTCACATAGAGGCAATCTTGATGGGCCTGATCTAACTCAAGAGAATAGTCCAGCATACATTGACAAGGCAATTCGTGTTGGGTTTGATGTTGAGATCGACCTTAGATGTATTGACAATGAACTATATCTAGGTCATGATTATCCAAACCATCACATCAACTTATCATGGTTATATGATAGACGCGATAGACTTTGGATTCATTGTAAAGATCTTCGAGCAGCTTCTATCATTAATGAGTGCGGAGCGTTTCGTTTTTTTTGCCATGTTTCAGATCCATTTTCTTTAATCCATCCTTACTACCTATGGGTTCACGACATATCATTGATTACGGACTATACATCCTGTATTGTACCACTAATCAGTATGGATGATATCAACAGTTTCAAGCACAAGGATCGCGTAGCTGGAATTTGCACAGATTATACCAATAAACTTAAAGGTATATATCTATGAAGGTTGCCGATAATATTCAGCTTATTATCCCGATGTCTGGAACTGGCAAACGCTTTTTGGATGCAGGATATGACAGACCAAAGCCATTAATTGAAGTAGATGGATTACCAATAATTCACCATGTACTTAATCTTTTTTCGGGAGTTACAGATGTTGTGTTTATTTGTAATAATGATCACTTAAGAAATACCGATATGGAAAAGGTATTGATGACTATATGTCCATTTGGAAAAATAGTTGGTATTGATTCATATAAAAAAGGCCCAGTGTATGCCGTGTTACAGGCGGCTGACCAAATTTCAAAAACCAAGGAAATCATTGTTAGTTATTGTGATTATGGGACATATTGGAATTTTAATAAATTTATAGAAACTGCAAGGGCGAGTAATTATGATGGTTCAATAGCTTGTTACACAGGGTTCCATCCCCATATGTTAGGCTCTGACAACTATGCTTTTTGTAGGGAAAAAAATAAAGAACTGATTGAGATAAAAGAAAAAGAGCCATTTACAAATAATAAAATGAGTGAATATGCTTCAAATGGGACTTACTACTTTAAAAGTGGGCAAATTTTAAAAAAATATTTCAAACAATTAATTGATTTAGACATTAGTTTAAATGGGGAATATTATGTAAGCTTGGTTTATAATTTACTAATTAAAGATGGTTTACGGGTTAATATTTTTGAAATTGAAAATATGTTACAATGGGGAACCCCGTATGATTTAGAAATATATAAAGGGTGGTCGAAATATTTCAATAATATTAAAAAACAAATCAAGCGCAGCCATTGCCCTAAAAACACCACTTTAGTTTTGCCAATGTCAGGCAAGGGAAGTAGGTTTTCTGAAGTAGGATACGATGTCCCAAAACCCCTCCTTCCTATTAATCAAAATGTGATGGTAGTGGAAGCTGTCAAATGTTTACCTACAACCGACAATAAAATATTTATTTGTCTTGAAGAACATATTAAGAATTTTTCAATAGATACTATATTGAAAAATAACTTCAGTTGTAAAATTGTCTCGATTCAATCAGTAACACAGGGACAAGCTTGTACCTGTGAATTAGGAATTAAAAACGAAAACATTAATTTAGAAGACCCAATTTTGATTTCAGCTTGTGATAACACAATGTATTTTGATGCTGAAAAAGTTCAAAAATTGTTGGATGATGAAAATATTGATGTTATTGTATGGTCATTTAGAAATAATCAATCAAGCAAACTTAGTCCTAACTCCTATGCGTGGTTAGAAGTAGATGATAATGATAATATAAAAAATGTTTCCTGTAAAAAATTTATATATGATGATCCATTGAAACATCATGCAATAATTGGAACTATGTTTTTTAGAAAAGCTAAATTTTTTTTAGATGGCTTGTATAAAAATTATCAATCAAAAATAACAACAAACAGTGAATATTATGTTGATGATGTTTTGAACCAAAATATAAAAAGTGGTCTAGTTGTAAAAGTGTTTGAAGTTGAAAATTATATTTGTTGGGGAACACCTAACGATTACCAAACTTATACCTACTGGAACGAATACTTTGTTAAATCTAATAAATATTAATGGATCTTTTTTGTTGTTTGATGATCTTCAAGGTATTCATATTTCTGAATATTATAATTATTGTATTAAATTATTGTTGGATGAGATGAGAAAATGTAATAGTAAAATTAATATCATATTTGGAAATTTAAATTTTGATTTTAAAAATGACAACAAGGTTATAAGAATAGATGTTCAATACGAACATACTTTAGTTTTAGAAGGAGGTAGATCTGTAGAAGAAAAAATAACAGGCAACATTTTTACTTCTGATAATGAAAAAAAATACCTTGTCAGGATCCCAAATTTTAATTATTATAATTCCCTAGATCATGTTATAGAATATAGTAATCCAAACATTATTAATTGTGAGGAGTGCCCTACAGAAAAAATTAAATCTTATTCTAAAAAATGTAAATACATTTCTCCATTGATTTATGATGATGTAAATTTAGTTAACTCTGGAAGACATAGAAGTATCAGTTTATTTTCAAGAAATTCAAGTCAGAGAAGAGAATTTTTATTAGATAAATTAAATATAAAAAATTTCGATAATGTGTTTTCAAAAAATGACCTTAAAAATTTATATGGTCAAACTAAGATAATGGTTAATATTCATCAAACAGATCACCATCATACATTTGAAGAATTGAGAGTCTTACCAGCATTATTAAATGGGGTAATAGTAATATCTGAAGATGTACCATTAAAAAAATCAATACCTTATCACGAACATATAATTTGGTGCGACTATAATAATATTATAAAAACCTTAAACGAAGTAACTCAGCAATATGAGAAATTTTACAATTTGATTTTTACGAAAAATTTTATTGAATTAACAAATTATATGAAAAAAAATAATGTTAAAAACATTTCTTCTATTATTAACTATTAGGAATAATTAATTATGAAAATTCATGGTAATGTTGTTTTAAAGAATGAAAGTTTATTGCTGACTCAAATCTTACCTCAATGGAATAAATATCCCATAGACGAGTGGATTATTTATGATGATAATTCAACTGATGATTCTATAGAATTAATAAAAAAAACAATATCTAGCAAGGTGACTGTCATCAACGATAAAAGATCAGGGGAATTTAATGAAACCTATTGTAGAGATAGAATGTTAGAGTATAGCCGTAAAGAAAATGCGGATATCGTAATTGCTTTGGATGCAGATGAAGTATTATCTACTAATTTTGTTGAAATTTTTAACGAATTAATGAAAGAACATCTTAAATATGATATTCATTATTTTTGGTATAACCTTGTTGATGATGTAAATCATTATCGTCAAGATCCTAGTTATATCAATAATTATAAATCTTTCATAATGCCAGTTAAAAAAACAGGATCGTTTAAGGAATATCCGCAAATAAATATTCATTGTCCTAGGACAGCCCCAATAGGTTTACCAAAGCTTGGAACAAGCCAGTTTGGATTATTACATTTTCAAAGTATAAATGTAAAATTTTATGCGTTAAAACAGCTTTGGTACAAACATTGGGAACATATTGGATTGGGACAATCTGTACATAATATTAACAAAAAATATGACTCAGTTGTTAATGATTTAAATTTTAATAAAACTAAAATAGATCCAGCTTTGGTTAAAGATATATCATTCGATAAAACAATTTATGATTCTTTACTAAAAATTAAACAATATGAAAAATATATTGCTGATAATAAAAATGAAGATTTGATAACTTTTGGAAAACAATATCTGTGACACTAAAAAAAGATAAAAAAACAATATGAAAAAGAAAATTTTAATTTGCGGGGCTGGTGGATTCATCGGAAGTCATTTAGCTAAAAAATTATTGGCTAGTGGTCACATTCTTGTTTGTGTTGATATAAAACCATTTAATGAATGGTTTCAATTTCACGACAAAACAACTAATTATGTTTTGGATTTAACAAAACAATCAAGCTGGGATACTTTATCACAATATTGTTTTGATGAGGTATATCAACTTGCTGCTGATATGGGTGGAGCAGGGTATATTTTTACAGGGGAAAATGATGCAAATGTAATGCATAACTCTGCCCTAATTAACCTTTTGTGTGTTGAATATTGTACAAAAACAAAAGTTAAGAAAGTGTTCTACTCATCGTCAGCCTGTATGTACCCTGCATACAATCAAGAGGATCCAACCAATCCTAACTGTAAGGAAGAGTCAGCATACCCAGCAGCCCCAGATTCAGAATATGGGTGGGAGAAGCTATTTAGCGAACGCCTGTATTTAGCTTTTGCTCGTAATCATGGCTTGCAAGTCAGAATCGCTAGATTCCATAATATCTTTGGGCCAGAGGGCACTTGGCAAGGTGGAAAGGAAAAAGCTCCTGCCGCTGTATGTAGAAAAGTTGCAGAAGCTGTAGATGGCACAAGCATCGAGATATGGGGAGATGGTATACAGACTAGATCTTTCTTGTACATTGATGAGTGTGTAGAAGGTGTGTTGCGTCTAATGGAATCTGAGGTTACAGGGCCTGTAAACATTGGATCTGATGAAATGATAAGTATTAATGATTTAGCCAAAATGGTAATAGGCATATCAGGTAAGACTTTATCAATTAAAAACATACCGGGGCCACAAGGTGTACGGGGTAGAAATAGTGATAACACCTTAATTCACAAGGAGTTAGGTTGGAAACCGACACAACCTCTAATTGAAGGCATGAAAAAAACATATAGTTGGGTGAACACACAGGTGAAGTCCCGTATATAACTTTGGGACCGTCATAGTTCAACCCTGAATAGGGTAGGGTAGGGAGAGAGGATCGTGCGCTCTTCCTACCTTTTTATTTAAATATGGACTATTATTCTATATACTGAAGAGGTAAAGTATTACTATGGCATCAGATCCGAGATTTGACAGAGATATTATTGTAATAATGTTTGATGATGTGTCCGCTCGTAAGTTTAAATTATTTAATGATGGGCAGCAGGCACTTTATGGGGGAACTGTATTTAATACCCCAAATATGGACGCGGAGTGGGTTAGACGGGGTAAAGCTTTCCCTTGTGTCGTTCACCCTATTTGTACAACCACAAGAGCTAGTTTTTTAACTGGTAGGCATGCTTTTAAGATCGGAACTATGCAATTAGTAGATGAGGGGTCTGTATTTCAAGCCCCAAGTTCAATTTCAACTCTTTTCGAACACAGGGGATATAACGCAAATCAGGAAGGTACTGCTTGGTATTTGGGAAAATATGCAAGCACGCTGCAATTAGACACATCTAGTGATGACACGAACATTTTAACTCTTCCTAGATACTTAAAAGATAATTTGGGCTATAAAACGGGAATGTTCGGTAAAAGCCATACAGCCCCTGCGTATAGGTACTTACACAATAATAACTTAGGTTTTAATTATTTTAAAGGCACAATGCATAATAATCAGGCCCCTACTGATTCTTCCTCTTTTAATTTTGTAACTTGGGGGTCGCCTTATTTAGGAAATTATGCTACTGTTGCTGCAAGTGGTGTTGCTAGCGCGATTGAAGCTGGAGTAACTTATCCTGCTGGATTAACAGCGTACCCTTGGATTACGCCTTATACAGGTTCTGCAACTGGTTACGGCTTAAGTGGAAAAACTCAATATAGCTACGAAGATGTAGAATCCTTTGATGATGGCACATATACAGTGACTTATGTTTCAGGAACATTCCAAGAAGCGGATATATCAAATGCATACAGTTCTTAT